TACGCCGACACGTACGAGGAGATTATCAAGCGTAAGTCAGTAATCGTGCGCATGCACCCCGCCACTGACGACGGCACCATCACCGGCAAGCCCGTACTGTTTACCCAGGACACTTGGGACAAGAAGGTCCGCGACCAGGGCGAGGCTACCATCTCTTGCCAGATGTTGCAGAACCCGCTGGCAGGCCAGCAGCGCATGTTCAACGTGGAGGACCTCCGCACCTACGAGGTCCGCCCCGAGGTGATGAACGTCTACATCATGGTTGACCCCGCCCGCAGCAAGAAGAAGGGCTCCGCCAAGACCGCTATTGCCGTGGTAGGTGTTGACTACGCGCTGAACAAGTACCTACTGGACGGATTCAACCACAAGATGGACCTGCGCGAGCGCTGGACCCGCACCGCCCAGATGTACCACCGCTGGAAGCGTGCCCCCGGCGTGCAGAACATAAAAGTGGGCTACGAGGCATTTGGCGCTCAGGCTGACTTGGACTATTTTAGCGAGCAGATGCAGAAGCCCAACGAGGGCGGACACTTCCCCATTGAGGAACTGATGTGGCCCCGTGACAGCGAGGGCAGTAAGACTGACCGCGTGCAGCGCCTGGGCCCCGACATCCGTAGCCACCGCATCTATCTGCCCTACGACACTGAGGACGACAAGCTCACCACCACGCAGCGCAAGGCGCAGAACACCGGCTACACGCACCGCATTGCACGGCCAATCCGCCGCAAGGATGAGTCTAATCAGATCTACGACCTGAGCAAGGAACTACGGTTGCAGATACACTTCTTCCCCTTTGGGGGGAACAAAGACTTGGTGGACGCCCTGTCCCGCATCTACGACATGGAGCCCCACGCCCCCACGCTGCGGGAGGTGGGCTACATCGAGCCGGAGTTTGTGTAGTTCAATTTTGGGGGTATACTACGGCAATGGCGCGTCAACCAATCAACCGTGTAACCACGGGCACAATAAATTGGCAGCAGATGGTGGAGCGTGCTTGGGGCAGCGAGTTCTACGCTCCCGACCACGGTGCCTACGAGTTTGGGAACTCTCGCCAGTTCGACAGCACTGACCGCACCCGCTCCGGCATCTACGGGGTGCAGTACGTCGTGCCCTTAGAGTTTGATGAGGCTAACATGCCCCGCGTACCAGATATGGACACAACACTCATGGTCAGTGACGCCGCGAGCACTGAGTTACTGTACTTGTCGGAGCCTTGAAGCATGCGCATTAAAGACTTACCCGTTGCGGGCAGCGTCACCGCACAAGACTATTTTATAGTCGATCAAGCCACGCCCAGCGGTTCCGTAACGCGCAAGGCGCTGGTGTCTACGCTAGCGCCAGCGGCGGGTGCCATCAGTACACTAACATCGGTTGATGGTTCTGTAGCCATTACGGGCTCCGGTACTACGCGGAACCTGTCAGCTGCCTACACAACTGATGTTGTGGTGCTGGTGCGCAACACTACCGGCACCACGCTGACCAAGGGCACCGTGGTGTACATCACCGGAGCTACGGGCCAGACGTCCACGGTGTCGCGGGCGATTGCATCCAGTGATGCCACATCTGCCCAGACGCTTGGCATGGTTCGGGAGGACATTGGCAACAACGCCACGGGCTACGTGGTGGCTATTGGTCTAATCACCAACATCAACACCTCCGCGTACACTGATGGGCAGCAACTGTACCTAAGTGGTTCGGTGGCGGGGGGTGTCACTGCTACCAAGCCGTACGCGCCCACGCACCTTGTGTACGTTGGTGTGGTGGAATATGCACACCCCGTTAATGGCAAGATTTTTGTCAAAGTTCAGAACGGCTACGAGCTTGATGAACTGCATGACGTATCTGCACAAACGCCGTCCAATGGGCAGACACTCGTTTACAATAGCACCACCCAACTTTGGGAAAACTCTGCCGTCAGCCTGACTAACGGCGTGTCTGGCGTTTTGCCTGTTGGCAACGGAGGTAACGGTACGGCTACACCCGCGCTGACGGCGGGCACAAACGTATCGATCACGGGCTCTTGGCCTAACTACACGATTGCGGCCAGCGGTGGGGCTGGCGGCGGCGATGTTACCGGACCAGCGTCCAGCACTGATAACGCGGTGGTTCGGTTTGATGGTACGTCCGGCAAGCTCATCCAGAACTCCGGTGTTCAGATTAACGACCTTGGTGAAATCAGTGTAGGTGTCTGGAAAGGCACCGAAATCGGCGTTTCTTACGGGGGCACGGGAGCAGCAACGCTCACGGGCGTGGTCAAGGGTAACGGGACATCAGCGTTTACGGCGGGCAACGTAAACCTGACTTCGGAAGTTACCGGCACGCTGCCTGTTGGCAGCGGCGGCACAGGCGCGGCAACTTTTACAGCTAACAACGTCCTTCTAGGCAACGGCACTTCGGCTTTCCAAGTTGTTGCGCCGGGGACCAACGGAAACGTGCTGACTTCCAACGGCACTACTTGGACTTCTGCTGCGCCAGCAGCGGGGGGCGGGCTGACTTACGTTTACAAGACGACTACCTACACGGCGTCGGATAAAGAGGGCATCCTTACAGACACTTCTGGCGGTGCGTTTACAGTCACATTGCCCGCTACCCCGTCTACAGGCGCACAGGTGGTGGTTGCTGATGCGGGGGCAAACTGGGGCACGAACAATCTGACGGTTGGACGAAACGGATCGACTATCGGCGGGCTTGCCCAGGATCTTGTGTGTGATATCACCGGGGCCAATGTCCAGTTGATCTATGACGGCACCACGTGGGAAATCTACGCACAGATTGGCGGTAACGGCGGGAACGCGGTAACTCTCACTGGCACGCAGACGCTGACCAACAAGACCATCAGCGGCTCCAGCAACACGATCACCGACGTCAGTTTGACTACCGGCGTGACGGGTACGCTGCCTATCGCCAACGGCGGTACAGGGGCCACCACGCTTGCTGGCGCAAACATTGCAGTCACCAACGCGGTTAATACGTTCACGGGAACGCAGACGGTTCAAGCTGCGGCTACGCAAGACGCAGTGATCATTGCTGGCCGAGCAGGCGGCACATCGTCTTACGCTGTCACTCTCACGCCAACCACGCTGTCAGCTAACCGCACGGTCACGATTCCCAACGAAACCTTCACAGTGGGGTTCCGTAATCTCCCAGCGGTTGGCACACAGACGGGCACGTACACGCTTGGTGTGAACGATGTTGGCAAGTATGTGCAGGTTGGTTCTGGCGGCAGCATCACAATCCCTGACTCTACTTTTGCCGAGGGAGATGCCATCAGCATCTTCAACAACACGACCGGTAATATCACGATCACTTGCAGCATCACGACTGCCTACATAGCTGGTACTGACACGGATAAGGCAACGATGACGCTTGCAACACGCGGCGTGGCGACCATTCTGTTTATCAGCAGCACCGTCTGCGTGGTGTCGGGGAACGTGACATGACAGGCATCATGCAGATGTTTGTTGGGGCGAAAGGCGGGCTTTTGGGGCCTCCACCCACCGTTGAATACCTTGTTGTTGCTGGCGGCGGTGCCGGTGGAGGCAGGTCTGGAGGCGGTGGTGGTGCGGGGGGTTACCGCACAGCGTCAGGATTTGCTGTTAGTTCTGGTTCTGCAATTACGGTAACTGTTGGTGGCGGCGGATCGGCTGCGCAGCCCCCATCTAATGGTACTAACTCCGTCTTTAGCACCATAACATCCACAGGTGGCGGTGCTGGCGGCTCTGCGGAAGCATCTCCGAGAACTCCCGGAAAAAATGGTGGTTCTGGCGGCGGCGCAAACTATGATCAAGCGTCCTCTTTTGGTACAGGCACGGCAGGGCAGGGCAATAACGGCGGGACCGCCGTAAACAGTAGTCCAAATTATGGTGGCGGCGGTGGTGGTGGCGCTTCTGCGACAGGCGGAAACGGCACAAGTACAACCGGGGGCAACGGCGGAAACGGCTCTGCGTCCAGTATTTCTGGAGCATCTGTTACTTACGCTGGTGGCGGCGGGGCCGGAACATACGCCACTGGTGGTACTCCAGGTACTGGCGGTTCTGGAGGTGGTGGTGACGGTAACGCTACAAGCACCGGAACAAGCGGTACGACTAATACTGGGGGTGGCGGTGGCGGTGGCGGTGGTACAAGTTCTAACGGCGGCGCAGGCGGCTCCGGTATCGTCGTCATCCGCTACGCAGATTCGTATTCACCCGCAACATCAACAACCGGCTCACCAACCATAACCGTTACTGGCGGATTCCGGATTTACTCATGGACCGGCTCCGGCACCATCACGTTCTAAGGACATAGCATGGCAAACCTTTCAAACCTGATAACGCCGAACAATATCGTAGTTGCTACGTCCGTAAACACGTTTACCGCTACGCAGACGTTCAGTGGGTCTTCTAGCGCCCTGGCAATGGTCTTAAACGATGTTGCCGAGACTTGCACCATCTCTGCCACTGCTGCAACGGGCACGATTAACTACGATGTGACCACGCAGTCGGTCCTGTACTACACGACCAACGCTTCAGCCAACTGGACGGTGAACTTCCGCGCATCTAGCGGCACCAGCCTGAACACGGCAATGAGTACAGGTCAATGCATGACGGTAGCCTTCTTGGTAACCCAGGGCGCTACGGCCTACTACAACAACGTGGTGCAGGTAGATGGCAGTGCAGTCACGCCTAAGTATCAAGGTGGCACGGCATGGAGCGCAGGCAACGTGTCGGGAATCGACGCCTATGTGTACACCATCATAAAAACTGGCAGCGCGGCGTTTACCGTTCTTGCGTCCCAAACGCAGTTCAAGTAAGGAGCCGCTTATGCCACTGATTGCTACATCAGGCGCGGCAACCGCTCGCGGGTTTGGGCTTTTTAACCGTACTAATTTAGCCCGCACGGTTGACTATCTTGTTGTTGCGGGCGGCGGTGGCGGCGGCGCGGCAGATAACACTGACGGCGGCGGCGGCGGTGCTGGGGCTGGCGGCTATCGTCAGTCTTCGCTCAGTGTCCTAACTGGCATCTCGTATACCGTAACTGTTGGCGGTGGTGGTTCGGGCGGTACAGCAAACAACCAAGGCGCAGACGGAAACGACTCTGTTTTTTCCACCATAACCGCAACCAAAGGCGGTGGTGGTGGCGGGGCGGGCAGTAATGGCCGCACGGGCGGCTCTGGTGGCGGTGGCGGTGGCCGGGGCAATCTTGGCGTAGCCGGTACGTCTGGTCAGGGCAACAGCGGCGGAAACGGCGGGGGCACGGGCATTGGCGACCCTGGCGGCGGCGGCGGGGGCGGCGGCGCAAGCGCGGTAGGTACAAATGCTTCTGGAACAAGTGACGACGTTGGTGGTAATGGCGGCAACGGAACGGCTAATTCTTTGTCTGGGGCTTCCGTAACCTACGCTGGCGGCGGCGGCGGCGGAGCGCAAAGCGGCGCCTCAAACGGTGCGGGCGCCGCGGGCGGCGGAGGTGATGGCGGTAGCAGCGGTGATGGTAGTAACGGCACGGCTAACACAGGCGGTGGGGGCGGTGGCGCGGGGCAAGGCGGCAGCGGCTACGATGGCGGAAACGGCGGCTCAGGCGTTGTCATTGTGCGGTACGCTGATTCATTCCCCGCAGCCGCTTCCACAACCGGCTCCCCCACTGTTACGGTTGCCGGCGGGTTCCGTATCTACAAATGGACCGGTTCCGGTTCCATTACGTTTTGAGGTAAAACATGGCGCATTTCGCACAGCTTGATGCAAACAACGTGGTCACGCAAGTAATTGTGGTTCACAACAACGAACTGTTGGACAACGGCGCGGAGTCTGAGGCCAAGGGCATTGCGTTTTGCCAGTCTCTGTTCGGCGCTGATACGACCTGGGTGCAGACCAGCTACAGCGGCAGCATCCGTAAAAACTACGCAGGCGTGGGGTTTAGTTACGACGCGCAGCGTAATGCGTTCATCCCGCCACAACCGTATCCGTCATGGGTGCTTGACGAAGCTACCTGCCGTTGGGCCGCGCCTGCGCCGTATCCGACAGACGGTCAGCCATATCGCTGGGATGAAACAGCCCTGTTGTGGGTTGTGCTTTCACCGTCGTAAGTGCTATAGTTTTTCAATCGTACTGGTGCGATTCACCAGGGCTCTAGTGAGCATCCATGACTGAAGAAGTTCCGCCTTGCGCGACACCCCTGGCCCTGTTACACTAAGTGCCATGAATTCTGTTGCTGACATTGCTACTGTCGACTCCACTGCTGGAGACGCAGAGAATAGCCAGATGGAGTTGATTGCCAAGCTGGCAGCGCAAGTGCTCAGCAACCACTACCCCGCACACGTGTGGATGGTGGGCTGGGCTCCGGGCCGCACGCTGGTGGTGAAGAACATGGCAATTGATGATGGGCGCTACGGCTTTACGGTAGACGCACACCGTGCTGCCACCGTCAGCGAGTTAGAGCGTAATGTGGTACGCGCTGGGGGCGAACTACTTGAGCGCTGCGGCGTACCCCGTGGCGCATGGAACGGCGAGATGCTCACGCTACAGGATAAGTCTACATGATTTCCGACATCGCCAGAACCAACACTCCACCCACTGCGCAGAACGGTAATCCGGACGAAGATTCTGGGCCAGATGAGTGGCTGTCGCGTGCACGGAGTGCGTTCCGTAGCAGCACCAGCTATGTAGACGGTAACTGGCGCAAGGCGTGGGAAGACAGTATCCGTGCATTTAACAACATGCACCCGTCGGACAGCAAGTACAACGCCCCGGCGTACGAAAAGCGGAGCCGTCTGTATCGACCAAAAATTCGCTCCGTAATCCGGAAGAACGAGGCTGCTGCGGCAGCAGCATTCTTTAGCAATGTGGATGTGGTGAGCATTGGGGCGGGCGACCAGTCGGACAAGGCGCAGGTCGTTAGCGCCGAGGTGATGAAGCAGCTTGTCCAGTACCGGCTGACTCGTACGATTCCCTGGTTTCAAGTGGTGATGGGCGGTATTCAAGACGCGCAGACCACTGGCGTAGTTTGCGGTCACGTGCACTGGCTTTACGACGAAATACAAAATGTAGACAAGCCGCAGATTGACCTTATTCCAATTGAGAACGTGCGCTTTGACCCTGCCGCCAGTTGGGTAGACGTAGTAGGTACCAGTCCCTACTTCATTCATCTGATTCCCATGCACGCCATGGACATTAGGGCCAAGATGGATAGCGGAGAATGGAAGACGCTACCGATCAACATTGCCACGGCCAGCAGCAACTTTGACAGCACACGCATTGCCCGCAACGCTAACAAGGAAGATCCCCAAAGTGCTGACACCCGCGCACTTGGAGATTACGAAATTGCCTGGGTGCAGCGCCATATCCATCGTCGCGATGGAGAAGAATATCAGTTTTACACACTTGGCGAATACGGACTACTAACTGATCCGGTACCACTCAAGGACGTAGTATTTCATGGTCGACGTCCTTACGTCATTGGATCCTGCATTCTGGAGACGCACAAGCCTATGCCGAGCAGCGTACCCACGCTGGCCCGAGGGCTTGAGGACGAAATTAACGAGATTGCAAATCAGCGCATTGACAACGTCAAGTTCGCACTGAATAAGAAATGGTTTGCCAAGCGCGGCGTTGAGGTTGACTTGGCAGGCCTCGTCCGCAACGTGCCCGGTGGCGTCGTTATGATGAACGACCCCATCAACGATGTGCGTGAGATCTCCTGGCCTGACGTTACCCAGAGCTCTTATATGGAGCAGCAGGGCCTGGACATGTCCATGGACGAACTGCTGGGCAACTTCAACCCTGCGGCTATTATGATGGCCGGTGCCGCCAACGCTCCCGCCCGCAACATGAGCATGCTCAACCAGAGCAATGGCACGCTGGTCGAGTATCTAATCCGCACGTACGTTGAAACATTTATCCAACCAGTGCTGCGCCTGTTAATTTTGTTAGAGCAGGAATATGAGACCGATCGTGTAATCCTTGGCCTCGCCGCCAAGAACGCCAAGCTGCTCCAACGATTTGGTGTTGACGAGGTTACCGACGAGCTTCTAAATCAAGAAATAACGCTCACGGTTAACGTGGGCATGGGGGCTACAGATCCTGGACAGAAGTTGCAGAAGTTCCTCACTGCGATGAATATGTACTCGGGCATGTTGCGCAACCCCGTACCGGGGGTTAACATGGTAGAGGTTGGAAAAGAGATCTTTGGTCACCTCGGCTATCAAGATGGCAGTAGGTTCTTTACCGTGGATAACCCTGAGGTTGCCCAGCTTCAGCAACAGCTCCGCGTTGCAATGCAGCAGATGCAGCAGATGCAGCAGCAGCTGAAGGAAAAATCTGAAGCCCTGATGGTCTCTCTACAGAAAACTAAGGAAACCAACCAGACTAAGGAACGTATTGCTCAGCTCCAGGAAGAGAATGAAAACAGGCGTGCGCTGGCACGCCACTTTACGCAGATCATGGGTAGTCAAGAGGATATGCCCATGCCACCGCCTGCGCAGCCTGCACCGCGTGCTGCACCGGCAACCAAGCCCGTGTCCCCGCTGGTGGAAGCTAAGTTAGCTGCTGAGGTTGAGGCCTTGCGCACTGAAAATCAACTGCGCTTGAAGAAGATAGAGTCTATGGATGCAGAGATCCAAGCCCAGCAATCCGTAGCATTGCAGCAACTCACCGCTCGCACGGCTGCGGTGCAAGAGGCAGTGTCTGGACTTAAGGAATCTACTTCTATTATTGGCGAAAGCATTGGAGACGCACTGGGTGTTGCAGTTGAAAAAATGGCTGCTACAATGGGCGAGGCCGTTGGTAAAGTGGGTGATGCGGTGCAGGAAGTTGGCTCCGCAGTCAACAATTTTACAGACACCAGCCTAGAGAATACCGAGCGAGCGCTGCAAGCTATCTCCAAACCCAAGCGCGTCGTTCGCGAAAAGGGGCGAATCTCTCGCATTGAAACGGAATAGCAGATGATTAGCCAATCCGTCACTGCCGTAACCGATTGAAAGGGCCTGAACCATGTCCATGACCAACGCCGCCGAAGCGGCACTCCTCGACCTCCTGTTCCTGAACACCGACTGGGCCGGCATCGGCGACGCTGGCGGCCTGCAGAACTCAGCCACGGCAGGCTCGTTTTACATTTCGCTGCACAGCGCAGACCCTGGAGAGGCGGGCAACCAGAGCACCAACGAAATCAGCTACACCGGCTACGCCCGCGTGGCTGTGAACCGCACGGCAGGCGGCTGGACGCGGACAACCTCCACCATCGCCAACACCGCCCTGGTTCAGTTCGGTCAGTGCACAGGCGGCACCGCCACGGCCACGCACTTCGGCATCGGCACGGACAGCACGGGCGCAGGCAACCTGCTGCTGAAAGGTGCGCTCAACGCCAGCCTGTCGATCTCCAACGGCATTCAGCCGCAGTTCGCTGCTGGTGCCATGACCGCCACGGTGGACTGATGTGGTGTACCGCTGCGCCCACTGCCGGGAACTGTTGACGCTGACAGACACCGAGCTGTCGGCCTGCTCGGAGCATCCTGACGGGGGCGTGGAATGGTCACCCGACGAGGTGGAGTGGGCCCCGCTGGAGAACCCTGATGCCGTTTAGGTCCGTTGCCGAGGTGGCAGATGCCGTCCAGCAAGGGCGGCATCACACACAGCATTTTTTCCGCACTGGCGTGCCGGGTTCTTTTGGCACCAGCAACATATTTGGGGACGCCTCCATTGGCAGTTCAGGCCCGCCCGTTTACAACGCATACCTGGGCACCGCGCTAGAGGCCACGCAACTCATCGGCCAGCGCAATCAGGGCATTTACACCGGGCCGACGTTGCCTACGCAAGAGCGGTATCTGCTGTCTGTGTCCTTGACGCAAGCCGGAACGGGCGGGTTTTTTCCTTCGGTCTATTTCCTCGACTACTTGATGTTCTACCCGTACATCGACTGCGACAGCGTGGATGAGCAGATTCTGGACAACCCGGTGTCGTTGCCACGTTACACGGATGGCGAAGGCGTGCGCATGGCTTTCTTCAGCCAAACGCCGAGCACTGGGGCTGGCAACTCAATAACGGTGAACTACACCAACCAAGACGGTGTTGCCAAAACCACTGTTTCTCAGATTCGCATCTCGGGCTCTATCGGTGTGAACGGCTCAGGACACCCAGGCGGTGTAAATGCTATGGGCCCGTTCGTGCCGCTGGCGAATGGTGACCGGGGCGTGCGGTCTGTGCAGTCAGTTCAACTCGCGGGAGGTATAGGCGCTTTCGCCGTGCTGGTGCTGGTCAAGCCACTCTTCAACCTAGCACTGAACGAGCTTTCTTCTACGGTTGAAAAAAACTTCTTGCGTGAACAGGCTGCGTTGCCACGCATCTACGAAGGCGCGTACCTCAACTACATCTACAACCTGTCCACCAACACCGGCGCTTTGGGGCCGATCATCGGGCAAGCGCAATTCATCTGGACCTAAGGAATCACCATGCCATTTTCCTCAATGGACGATCTGGTAAACGAAATCACGAGCGGCAAGTTCAACCGCACCGACTGGAACAAGATCACGGGCGGCACTGCTTACACCGCCGCCCGTTGGTATGACTTCAGCGGACTGGCCGGCACTCCCGTAGCAAATGCCTTTGCGGGCACTGCACTGGCGTGGAGAACCTGCGACGAATTGACTGGCAACGGCACGCAAATCTTCGGCCTGCCGCATGGCGGGAATGTCAGTCCAGATACCAAGCACGTTTTGAACGTCAATGCACTCACTGGCGTGGCCACGGGTGTCCCGGCGCAGTTGATGCTGGTGGACTTGCAGGGCTACTGGCCCGGTATCACGAACAACTCGGCCACGGCACAAACCCTCACGGGCACGCCCAGCCTGCGCTACACCAACGGGGCCGGGTGCAGGTTGTTCTGGGTGCAAACCGCTGCAGCGGGCGCCACGGCCCAGAACATCGCGCTCAGCTACAGCAACACAGTGCCAACCTCGGGCCGCAGCCTGCCGGTGACGGTCGCCATGACGGCCTCGTCCATCGTGGGCCAAATTTCGCACTCCGGTGCTGCGTCAAACAACTACGGCCCCTTCCTGCCTTTGGCCTCGGGAGACACGGGCGTGTCCACCGTCGCAACGGTCACGTTCTCTGCCGCTAACACCGGCACCGGGGCGCTGTGCCTTGCCCGTCCGCTGCTGACGCTGCCACTGACTACCGCATCCGTCGCTGCTGAGCGGGATCTGCTCAACCAACTGCCGAGCCTTCCTCGCGTCATGGACGGTGCCTGCCTCACGTGGCTTTACTTCGCGGGCGCGGCTACGGCGGCGAACACCAACTTCTACGGCGCGGTCGAGGTCGGCTGGGGCTGATCGGGCTCATGGCTCTCAAGACAAACACCACGCTCCTGGCGCAGCTTCCGTTGCGCCAGATTGGCGGCTCTCCTGGGACTTTCCGTTCCATGTGGCGTCGCGGCGACCGGATGAACCAGTCCGTGGGCGAGGGCATCCCGTCCAAGCTGGCGGGCGTCCCCAGTGGGCATCTCGCGCCATCGTCGTGGGTGCTGCCGTACAAGCCGGGGGCGATGTCGTCGTTCACCAATCTGGTGGTGACGGTCACGCCGGGGCTGCTAAATCTTGCGGCTGGCGTCAACATCAGCGGCGACTCGACGGTCACGATTACAGTCAACCCGGCAGACGGGCAACTGATCGTCTCGGCGGTCGGCTCCACGTCGATCACGTTCAATCTTGCGGGGGATCTGGCAGGTGCCC